ATCACGTTCCGGAACGGGGCGGCGGCGGGTGGGACCATCAAGCACATCGCGGCCATCGGGCTGCTCCAAGCGGGCAAGCAGTTTGACGGGGTCCTGTTCGACAAGGGGCTGACCGTGCAGCTGTCGGTTGCGTCCGACCTGTCCATGATCGTCTGGGAAGCCCTGTAGAAGGGCTTGACAAGCCGTTGTCGTTATAGTAGAATGCGCCTATTCGCTACCAGACCGCGACAGCGTCTGGGGGACTCGGGCACCGACGCCCGGCATGCCGCCCGCTTTGGCGATACTAAAGCAAGGTAGTGTCGACAAACACACGGGGGGAATCCCATGACTACAACGAATTTCACTCGGCTGACGACCGAGCAAAAAACCGTCTGGTCGCGTGACCTGTGGAAACAGGCCCGCAACCAAAGCTTCATCAACAAGTTTCTGGGTGACGGGCCAAACGCCATCATCCAGCACATCACGAACCTGACCAAGTCCGAGCGCGGTGCCCGGGCGGTCATGACCCTCGTGCCGGACCTGGAAGGGGACGGCGTGGCGGGGGACCGCGCGTTGAAGGGCAATGAAGAGCAGATCAAGGCCTTCGACCGCGTGATCCGCGTGGACCAACTCCGGAATGCCAACATTTCGGAAGGCCGCATGGCCGAGCAGAAATCCATCGTCAAGTTCCGCGAAACTTCGCGGGACGTGCTGGCGTACTGGATGGCCGATCGTTGCGACCAGGTCGCGTTCCTGACGCTGTCGGGAGTCTCGTACAGCATGAAGAACACGGGGATTGCCCGGGTCGGTTCCGACCTGATCAACCTCGAGTTCGCGGCCGACGTTGCGGCGCCCACAAACGGGCGTGTCCTGCGGTGGAATGGTACCGACAAGGTACTGACAACCGCCGGCGCAACCTCGCAGGTTACCGCGGCCGACACACCGACGTACAACATGTTCGTCCAGCTCAAGGCATACGCGAAGGAATCGTATGTCCGCGGCGTGCGGGATGGTGGGGCGGAAACGTACCACGCCTTCCTGTCGCCCAAGTGCATGGCGAAGCTGAAGCTCGATCCGGACTACCTTGCGAACCTGCGTAACGCGGGCCCTCGCAGCGTCAGCTCCAACCCGCTCTTCTCGGGCGGCGATGCGGTGATGCTTGACGGCATCATCTTCCACGAGTTCCGGCACGTGTTCAACACGTCGCAAGCGGTTTCGGGCGCCGGCAAGTGGGGCGCAGGCCTCGACATCGACGGTTGCCAGGTTCTCTTCCTCGGCGCGCAAGCGATGGGGATGGCGGACATCGGCTCGCCGACGTGGGTCGAAAAGGACGATGACTACGAGAACCAGCAAGGGATCTCGGTAGCCAAGATCTTCGGTTTCTTGAAGCCGAAGTTCTACACGCAGTACGGTGCGTTCCCGTCGACGGACCAGGACTTTGGCGCGATCAGCGTCTACGTGGCCCAATAACGCGGACAACCCATAGGAGACAACACACATGGCTACCACACTGAAAAAGACACCCGCTGCCCAGACGGTGCTTTCGGCATCGTTCACCTGGGGCTACACTACGGGTGGAGCGGACGGAACGTCCGACCAAATGGTCAACATCAACGGTGTACTGACGTCGTTCAACGTAGCGACGGCGTCCACTCCGACCTTCGACGTCATCACCCTGCCTGTTGGGGCGACCGTCGTGAGCGGGGCAATCTACACCGAGATCGCGACTGTCAGCACCGCGACCGGCGCCGCAGTTGGCGACGATGCTTCGGCGGCTCGCTACCTGGCGAACACCGACATCAAACCGGCCGCAGCGGTGAACTTGGTGCCCACGGGCTTCAAGCTTACCGTGTCCCGGCCCATCCGGCTCACCCTCACGCAGACTGCCGCGGACCAGACTCTGGGCCGCCACAAGCTGGTGGTGAACTTCACGATGGACGGACGCGCGACCGAGAACCTCAAGACCACGTAAGCGGTCGGAGGGCATACCTTTTATGGCATGTAAACCTCGTTTACATGCCATATCGGGTATGACAACCAACAGGAGCCACGCACGTGAGATTCATCTCGACTCGAGACACCATCGTACGCAGCAAGCAAACCGGGCACGCGATCTTCTTCAAGAAGGACGTGCCAACCCTGGTTCCAGACGGCATGCAGGAGGAAGTGATCGAGCGGGGCATCTCGCCCGTTGAGTCGGACGGCAGGCTTGCCGATGCCGGCGCGGTGCTCGACAGCAAGGACGTCAAAGTCGTGCTCCCTCCGCAGGACGGACTTACCCGTGCCAAGGCCATTGTGGTCGTGATGCGATCCCTGATCGCGCGCAACAACCCCACCGACTTCACTGGCGGCGGGCAGCCGAACGCCACTGCGGTGACCGCGGGGCTGGGCTGGAAGACGGACCAGAAAGAGGTCCGCCAGGTGTGGGAGAAGAACCGCGAGCATCTGCTTCGGGGGGACGCTCTGAACCTTGGCTAGAGGACTGAGCGATGACCCTTCAAGAGCTGACCGACGAGTTCCGCAGGCAAGCGGGCGACGTATCAAAGCCCCAGCTGTGGAGTGACGACGAGATCCTGGCCTACATCGTCGACGCGCAGGACATGTACGTGCGCCAGACGGGGGGCATCTCCGACTCTACGACCGACGCCGTGGTGCAAATCCCGGTGGCAGTGAACGAGCCCTACACGGAGCACAGTCCGTGCATCATCCGCATCCGGTCGGCCAAGCTGCTGACCGCCAGGCGGAGCCTGCGGATTGCGCAGGAGGTGGATATACCTACCCTGCGGGTCCAGGATTATGGTATACTGTACCCCTCGTACCTGGACGACACGGTCACCGGCGAGGTGACCACGATGGTCCTGGGGATTGAGAAGAATGCTGTGCGGTGGTTCAAGGTACCGGCCACTGAGGATATGTGCCGCATGCACGTGTACCGGCTGCCGTATCCGCGGATCGTGGACACGGATGGCTGCCTCGAAATCGACGAGCAGCACCACCGCCACCTGATCATGTGGATGAAGCACCTGGCCTACTCGAAAGAGGATGCCGAGACGTACGACAAGGACCTGGCGAACGCGAACGCAGTGGCCTTTACGCTGTACTGCGAGAAGGCGAATCAGGAAGAGGAGCGGCAGAGGTACCGGCCGCGCCAAATGCAATACGGGGGCATACCCTGGTAACCGAGGAGACGAAACATGGCAGAGTACACCAAGAATACACCGGGCGCCCCAACGAGCGGCCTCTACAACATCGGCGACGTCGTGACGGATTCCGTCGGCGTTCGCTGGCAGTCGATCCTTGGCGGGGTCGGCGGAGCGGAGCGCTTCGTCGGCAAAGTGATGCAGCGCACGGAACCGGCGGTGACCTCGGTCACCACGGCGGGCGCGTCCACCATCACGGCGGCCCAAATCCTGACCGGCACCTACGTGCGCGATTGCGCCGGCGCGAGCCGTATCGACACCCTGAGCACGGCGGCCCTGCTGGTCGCGGCGCTCAAGAACCCGGTTGTCGGGCAGGTGGTCGAGCTGCACGTGATCAACGGTTCGGACCCGATCACGGAGATTCTGACGCTGACGGAAGGTACGGGTGGGTCGTACGACACCGCGCAACCCGCGGCGGCTCGGATCGTTCCGGGCGGAAGCTCGAAGCGCATCAAGATCCGTATCACGAACGTCGCTGCCCCTGCGTACGTCATCTACGCGTAGCTGCCCCGGGTGGGGCCTAGAAGGGATGCCGGGGTGTCGCCCGGGTGCGCACGTCCCGGTTAACTAACGGGAGGTTGCGATGAGTTGCGGACGGCAGGACCTGATCATTCAGAAGGGCAAGACGTTCTCCCGGGTCATCCGGTGGGAGTCGGAGCCCTTCATCTACAAGGCCATCACGGCCATCACCAAGGCCGCACCGGCGGTGATTACCGCCGTGGGCCACGGCGTGCCGAACAACTGGCGCGTCGCGATCGTGTCCGTCCAGGGCATGACCGAGATCAATGCGGAGGGTTCCCCGCCGCGCACCAGCGACTTCACACGCGCGACGGTGCTTACCGTCGACACCATTGCGCTCAACGAGGTCAACTCGGCCGAGTTCTCGACCTACACCAGCGGTGGGTTCGTGCAGTTCTACACGCCCGTCGATCTGACGGCCTTCACCGCGCGTATGCAGATCCGCCAGTCGGAGACTTCTAGCACGATCCTGCTAGATCTTAACACGACGAACGGCCGGATTGTCATCGACAACGTGGCCAAGACCATCACGCTCACTGTGACCGCGGTGGACACCGCGCTGATCACCTGGAAGACAGGGGTGTACGACCTCGAGCTTGTGTCGCCGGCAGGCGTGGTGACGCAGCTGCTCAAGGGCACCGTGACCGTCGAGGGTGAAGTGACGGTGTAGCCATGACCCACGAGATCATCGTCCTCGGACAGCAGGGCCCCGCAGGCCCCCCAGGCCCGATCGGGCCCGAGGGTCCCGCCGGGGCCACGTCCGTCACGTCCACGGAGTTCTCCCAGGCCCTTAGTGTCCAGAGCGTGATCAACGCCGCCCTGTCCGCCGCCATAGCGGCGGTGTCGAACTCGCTGTCCAACGAACTCAGCGTCCGCGCGGCTGCTGACAACGCCCTGTCCAACGCCCTCTCGAACGAAGCCAGCATTCGGGCCGCAGCCGACCTGAATGAAGCCAGCGTTCGGGCGGCGGCGGACAGCGTGCTTGCGGCCGCCATCAACGTCGTGTCGAACGGACTGTCGGTAGAGACTGCGGCCCGGATCGCCGCGGACGACGCTCTGTCCAACGGGTTGTCCGCCGAGATCGCCAACCGGATCTCCGCCGACAACGCCCTGTCCAACGGGCTGAGCCTGCT